CGCCGCAACACCAGACGCAGGCCTCGACATCAAATACACAGTGCCGGATACCGTAAGCCGTGATCCGGCTGAAACTCCCGCTAACCCCCAAGACTCTAGTATTACTGGGTACGTTGTACCAAAGTTGATTGAAAAAGCCACTGTTCGGGTATGCGTAATGCTTGAGAATATACCGCCGTTGACTGTGAAGCTGGTTAAGGTGGCCCCGCCGGCAATTGTGAGACCGCCAACGGCCCCGTTTGCTGTAACGGTTGGTGTTGCAGCACTTGTGGATGTTGATATTATGTTTGGACGCCCCGCCCACGAACGATGTGCGTCGCTATTTAACGCAAGTCCACCGTTTGCAGTGAGCGTTATTGTGGACACCGGAGAACCAAAATCAATAAACCCGCCACCATGCGCAAAGGAAACCACGGACAGTGTGTAGCCGTTTGTGTTAAATCGACCGTTACTTACAGTTAACGTAGTAGTTGTAAGGCTGGATTGCAGTGTGTATTCCCCCCAAGAACCAGTGATGGCGTTCATTGAACCACCGTTAATGGTAATGGGTCCTGCAAAAGACACGCCGCTTGCCTGTATTGTGTTTCCGGCAAGCGTACTAAGGAATGAAATTGTGTTATTTGCAGACCACACGGTGCCGGCGATCAGCGACATTGAACCGTAGATATTTAGTGACCCCGTGCTGGTAAACGTCACGGTGCCGGCGGAAACAGTAATCCCCGCGCAGCTCAACGCGCCCGTCAAGGTGACGGTATAAGTCCCAGCTTGGTCAAAAAATACTCTATCTGCAAATGTGGGAGCAGACGCGCCGCCAGCCCCACCAGACGTAGCAGACCAGGGGGCAGTGTTTGTCGTTGTCCATGAGCCTGTGCCGCCAACCCAGTACCGGTCTGCCATTTAGACCACCTGTGCGGGAGGCTCTTCTACGGGAGGCGGGTTAATGATAGACCACCAATCATCAAACCGTTTTTGCTTCATGGCCTCTATCTCCACATCAGATAGACCGTGGTCTTCGGGTAGCCACAAAGCGTCACGAAACGCGCCATAAGGTGTTTCAAATTCAAAGTCAATTTTGACCATCTGTCACCTCATTAACCAGCTAGGCTGAACTGATACGTGACATTCAAAGTATCCCCAGAAGCTACGCTACGATCGCCAGGGGATTGGAAATCGGCGGCTGAGAAAAGCGTACCAGTGGTACCCGACGCGGCAGAACACAGAAAGGCGCCGCCTACCGTTGCGGTTGCATTGATTGAAAAGGAGGCCGGAGATGCCGTGTTGGTGACCACAGAAGGGTTGGCGTTGGTCGCGGCAGCAAACGTAGCGGCGGGGCGGTTGCCTGCGTATGGGTTGATTTCAGTCCAACCTGCGTGGACCGCCAGCGTATCCGTAGCAGCTGGGGTGTTTGACGCCGCAGCGCCGTATAGCCCGATATACCAAGCCGTGATCTGAGTCGTACTGGTCAAAGCAACGCCTGCGGCGTATTGCAGGCCAACGTTTACAACCAGGTTTTCTGTCTCAGCAGTCCATTTTAGGTTGCCGTCTTTGTCAATGCACTCGACCACATACTTGCCCGTTGCAGTTGCCGTTTCAACAGGGCGCGCGCCAGCAATCAATCCGCTTGCGACAACGTCGTTGGCTTTTGTTTTTTCGATAGACATTTCTGCTCCTTAAACTGAGGACCGCAAGAGGGCGGTTGTTGGCGTATTGGTCGGCATCGTCAAGGTGAAGGAAGACGACGTTTTGTCAGACCCAAAATCAAGCACAGCGATGGACTTGTTGCCCTTACTGGAATTGTAGATAAGCGCGCACCGTGCTGTCACTGCTGCGCTGAAATTCACATTGTTGAAATTCACATACGCCGTGTACCCTGACGTATTGATGGTGACGCCTGTCAATTGAACACCCCCCGGAGGGTACCCACCACCGGTCACTTCGTTGGAGGTTGTGTACACCGTGGTGGTTTCGTTCAAATCTGCGTTGCCGGTGTACAGCGCCACCTTGAGCGTATCGGTAGTCAGGTTGTGGACAGCTTGGTACAGCTCCGCTTTGAAGCTCGTGGTTTGCGTTTGCAGGATGCTCATACGACGGGGTTCCTAACTTGGCCGTCGCGGTACGCATCCATACGTTGCTTGCCATCGCCCAAGTTCTTGAGCAGCGTGAGCGACTGCAAGAATTGCTGTTGATACATAGCAACCAGGTCGGGCTCGCCCTTCATGTAGCGAATGGCTTCCATCATGGTGCCATTGAACAGCGCAGAGTCAAAGTTGTCACCCAACCAAGTCTGGCCCGCCGTCACAATTGATTCGGGGTAGAAATAGTAATGCAGCTCGACACCATATGCGGCATCGGGCGTTGGGCCGACAATAAACGAAAGCTCCGCGTCATTGCCGTACGTGGGTCCAAAAATAGCGTAGTGCTTAGGCAAGCCGCGGCTTGCCGTGCCCGTACCCGGATACGCTTCGCGAATGAAGTTCACATCTTTGTTCAGAAGGTAGTGGTATTCTTCGTTTGCGGTGCCCAAGTCCGTGATAACCGCGACGGAATATGTGGACAAAAAATCGCCAGGACAGGACAAATATTTGTTGCCGAGACTAAGCGAGCCCGTCACGTTCTTACGCAACGAAGCCAGCTGAACAGTGTTGTAAATCGTCTGCTCAGCAATCTTGATCATTTTGTTGATGTCAGCCGTCGGGAAGGTGTTCTCCGTGTACGACTGAACAGCAGCAACGAGTTCGCTATATGTCATTTAGACCTCACGCCATGGGGCCACGGGCCATGGTGCCCTTGGTGGCAGCGCCAGTACCGCGGATTTTGATGCCAGTGGTTTTGGCAGCATGCTCGCCCTTCGACTTGTCGATGTTGCCAACAGACATGTCCACAGTATCCGAGCTGTTGCGCACGGGACCGCGGCCGGGCTGTGCTTCCACCGTGACGGCTTTGCCCTTCATCGTGTGCGGCTTGGCATAGACGTTGGCCTGGCCAACTTCCTTGCCCATCATTTTCTTGCTGTATGTGGCCATATTAGCCTCCGCGACGTTGGTTCATGGCACGGGCCATGTTACGGCCGACAGCACGCATGGCTTTGCCAGTCACGCCGCCCTTGGCGAGCTTGGTGGGGGCCTTGCCCGGGTGCATGCGGGCTTCGTGCTTGTGCACAGCGGCGCCGATCATTTTCTTGTCTTGTGCTAAGTCTTTCTTGTCCATCTCTGGCTCCTTCAAGATACCGTTACTGTACCAACATAAGTCGTTGCCACCAAGTAATTTGGAGTCAACGCCGCATCAAATTCACGCGAGCCGCCCACAGGGGCCCAGCCCCACTGAATATCGCGCGAGCCACCGGTGGGGTAGCCGTTATTGTTCACGCCCGCCTGCACGTACGTTGTGTCTCTGCGCGGGTTGCGCAGCGCCTGGGGGTCATCCACAGGAAACGTGCCAAGCATCAACTGCGGTTGGTCTGGGTCCCAGCATTCCGGGCACACCAGCAGCTCGTACTTGCGCTGCTTGATGATCTCAGTCTTCAGCTGTTTCAGCTTGTACTGTTGCCCGCAGCGATCGCACTCCGCAATCGCCTTGATGCCGTTGGCAAACCTATTGCCCATTACACCCCGCTCCCAATGAACATCTGACGGGGTACGAAGCGGATAGCGGCCTTCTCGCGGTCTTCCTCAGCGGCCAGCGCAAAGGACTCGTCGTAAGCAGCCTTGAGCATGGGCACGCGATCCATCAGCTCCGGGGTCTTCATGGCGATGTGATACGCCAGGCCGGCGGTCAGCGCCGGCAAGAAGCGGAACTGCACGTCAGGAGTCTGAATCCCTGCTCCCGCATCGTCAATGCGGCGCATACGCCAGTACTTGAACACGTAGTACGGCTGCAAAGCTGTGCCCTGGTCGGGCACCGGCCACACCGTAATCTTCGGGTTATCCCTTAGCCGCTGAACCCAAACCTGGATTGGGCGGGCCTGTGTCAGCTTGTTTGGGATGGTGGCGTAGGTAGAAACGCTAATACGAGTGATGGTCAGGTCCGCCTGGGTAGAGACATTGCCCTGCCCCGTGCGGATCACCTGCTCCAGCAGGTCGATGGTATCGGCCGGCAGGTCATAAGTGGACTGCCCCTGCACCAAGTTGATGTAGCCCTCGTCAAAGGTCCACATGTTCAACCCGCGGTTCTGCCACTCAATGGTCATCAAGTTCATGGAGCGCCTGGCGGTACGCAAGTCGTAGCCAGAACGCATCTCACGGCCGGCACGCTCCCACGCTTCCTCAGCAATCTCTGTGAATTCGAGGTTGAAATCGGTTGTGCCGGTGACTGCCATTATTTACCTTTCGCGGCCCGCATATTATCGACCAGGTTGGGGTAGGGGCGACCAGCTGCTTTTGCGGCAGCTTTAGCCCCTGCCTTGGCGGCCGGGCTTAGCTTTTTCGGCTTGCCCAGCCCTTTTGGACGCTCTTTGTCCCACACCTCGCCGCCCGCGGCGTATTGCGTGAAGTCAGTGTCGTCCCGGCGCGCCTTTTTGACGCCCTTGGGCATTTTGGAGGGCATGATTGCCCCCATGCCGCGACTGGCCATCATACAATTTTCGCCTTACGGGCGCCTCGTGCCATACCCCAGCCACGAACTTTGCCGCCCTTTTTGTAACCGACTGCGCCGCCGGTGGTATCCGACTCATCCAAGCCTTTTTTGGGCTTTTTGTCGCCCTTCTTCAAAGCCTTCAAAGCTTCCGCCGGGCTGTACCCTTCCGCATCGCGGCGCGTGGCGCGGGCCGACGCCGACTCTTTGGCGGGGGCCGATTTAGCGGCCGGGCCAGTCAGCATCTTGGGGGCCACATCCGTAGCGGCTTCTTTGGCTGCGGGACCAGTCAGACGCTTGGTCGGGGCTGCCAGTGTCGGCTGTATGTATTCGCGCAGCTTCTCAGCGGCCGCAGGAGCGCGATTTGCCAGACTCTTAGCCGCAGAAGCAACGCCCTTCAAACCGGCGCCACCAGGCAGCATCATTTCTTCGGGGCGGACTGCTTCTAGGCCTTGCTTTTCGGTTTGCTCTTTGCGGGCAGCGCGAGCAGCGGGTGTAGCGGCTTCTTTTTCAGCCTTAGCATAAGCAGCTTCATTCGCTTGTTTTTTAGCAGAGCGCTCTTTGGCGTAAGCATCCAGCTCTTCAGCAGTGGGGCCACGTCCGCCGCCCGAACCGCCCATCTTAGACGCCGCATACGCTGCCGCCTCACCAGCGCCTGCGCCAGTGCGCGTGTTGCGCGAAGCGCGGGCGGCAATATCGTTGTCCACGCGACGGGCCGAGGCCTGTTCTGCTTTGGGCGCCGACTCCCCACGACGGGTCAAGCCTTGTTGCTTGTTCATGTAGTCGCGCAAAGACAGGCCAGATTTGGCCAATTCTTCTTTGGTGACAATGGGCGCCTTCTTGGGAGTCTTGGCGGCATACTTGCCTTGGCCAACGTTGGACTCCATAGCGGACTCGTCAGCCGCTTCTTCCTTGGGCTTGTAGCTAGGGGACCGCGCCATGGCTACTCGCTCTTCACGAGTCGTACCGTCGCCGTAGTTCTCGTCGCCAGCCCATTCGCCGGATTCAGACTCCGTGTCGATGAATTCGCCTTCAGCGAAGCGCCGTACTTTGCGTTTCGTAGCCATGTGGGTCTCCTAAATTAGCACTTACCGCCGCGCTTCATACCCTTGGTGCCGATGCCGCCAGGCACGCCGGCGCCAGGCATCTTGACCTGTTTGCCTTTGGTTTTGCCCTTAGCAGCAACGCCGTCGCGGCTGGGAGCAGCCGTGCGAACTTTGCCCATTGCGGTACCCGAAACTTTTTTCTCTGTTGCCATGATGTCACCACCTTTTGAAAATTTGCGGCCCTTGTCCGCGTTGGAAAAATCTTTGCCCACAGATTGTGGGACTCCCGCTTTCTTCGCAAATGCCGGGCTGTGGGCCACGGCTTCCATGAAGTTGTGTTGTTTCTTGCTAGTTGATGGCACTGCGTTGCTCCCTCATGAACGTGTCCAGCTTTTCATCCAGCCGATCCAACCTGGCCAAGACCCGATTGATGTCGTTGTGGACGTCTGCCTTGGTCACGTAGTCGCGCGCGTGCTCCTCCCGAGTCTTGCTCAAGAGAACTTCCAGCCGCTTGATGTCCGAAGACTTCTCCTTCAATACCCACATGAGTATTGCGATGAGAAGAGATAGGACGCCGTTCCATAGATTTAGCAGTTCCATGCCCGTAAACTCTTGTTAATGCGGCTGTTCGGGTCCTTCTTGGCCTTCTCGCCGGTCAACTTTTTCTTCATGCCACTCATCCTGGCACAGAAAGAGTCGCGCCTTGAGCCGCCCTCGGGTTGAGGGGGCTTCAAGTTCATCCCTTGCTTTTTGGCAGAGGCTCGCCCCTTGGCGTTCAAGCCGCCGTTGGGGTTCTTGCCTTCCTTGCGTTGCCATGCAGGAGACTTAGCCATAGAAAGCCACCGCAGTAACGTTGGCGCCACAGGTGACGATCAAGCTGGTTGAGCACAACACGCCTTCGCCCGGGACAAACACGCTGGTGGTTGCCGCAGCTGCAATGGTGTATGTGAACAGCGTAGTCGCGCCGTCAAGAATGGCAATGGTCGTTGCTGCTGACGCGCTAAACGTCAGGCCTTTGAAGCGCGTACGCCCCGCGTACACAGTCGTTGCTGTGCTTGCAGGGCAGCTGGCGCCTTTGACGTCTGTTTGCATACCCATGCTGGGCTCCTATCAGACGTTCTGCTGGCCGTTGTACGGGTCAGTGACGTAGTAAATGATCACGCCGCCAACAGTGCCGGTACCGGCAGTGCCGCCCACAGCGTTCGTCACAGTGACGTTGCTGGTTGCGTTCAGGATGGTGCCCATGGTAGCGCCAGCGCCCGTGTCGCCAGGGGCAACGGAAGAAATGGCGGTAACAGCGGCGTCGTTCAGCAGGCCGTTGGCCGACCCGGTGTAGCCCAGGTCAATAGTGCCGGTGCCCAGATCGTTGATGATGACTTGCGTGACCACGGCGCCAGCGGGAAGAACCACGGTGGAGGTGTCAGTTGCAGAGGCTTGGACGTTGCCAGCGGTGCCAGCAGCGGGGATGTAGAAAGTCGCGGCCATAACGCCGGAACCACAGTAAGCAGCGCGCGTTTGATCGCCGCCGCCCGAACGCCAAATGCTTTGGGTAGTAGAGACTGCCATTTCGAATTGTCCTTCGTACAAAGATCAGCGTGTCAGTTGTGTACGCATCTGCCGGATCAGTCTGACACACCGGGAGTTCCGGTTTCTCGCAATATACAGCAAAAGAAAAGGGGGCACAAGGCCCCCTTTTCGATTTAGGCTCCAGGGGAGCCGAAGATACCCAGCGGGTCAGACACGCCGAACGAATAACGCTCGCGGGCCTTGTAGCGGACGTTGCCGGTGTCGAAGTCGCCGTCCATGCTGTTTTGCAGCGGGGTACGAACGAAGTGCTTCAGACCGTTGGGCACGTCAGTCAACAGGAACCAGGCGTTGGTGTCGGTCAAGAAGTGGTTCACGGTGTAGCCACCGGGGATAGAACCGTTGTTCTTGATGGCGTTGATGTCATTGTCGTTGGTACCAACGCGCAGCTCGGTTTCGAGCAGGCGGGTAGCGACGAACATCAGTGCCGGGGGCACGACCAACTTCTTGGGCTTGGCAGCGATCAGCAGGCCGCGTTCGTCCGTCCAACCAGCGATCTGAATCACGGCGTTTTCCAACGACGTTTCGTTCAGGTCAGCGCCGGTAGCGGGGCGGTTGCTGTTGGTGCCACCAGAGATCAAGGGGTGAGCCGTAGAACACA